CCTATAATAATCTTTCCTATCTGAGCACCAAAACCACCCTTGAGGATAGCCGTTCTCTAATATATCTATTGCACGATCGGTTAAACGTTCTCTAGACGTACCATTAACCTTTCTGCTCTGTTGGTAACTTGTTTGTGCCATCTGCTGTCCCTGCCTTCTACTGCGGCTTTTTTCCAATCACATTCTTCTAATGCTTTGCGGAAGTTTTTAAACCCGCCTAAACGTGTACGACCCATGTTGAACATCATGTTCACAAGTACTTCCTGTACTTCTCCTGGCCATTCATTAAACTGATCTCCGTATAAAGCAACACACTCACTAATTGCGGTGTCAAGGTCACGTTCAAAGACTTCTGCCACTCTGGATTCAGATACGGGAGTCCCAACTGGTTGACCATATTCTGGATCCCCTTCGATGACCAGATGTCCAACTCCGAATGTTGGCAATCCAAGGTGGTCGAGGTAAACTTCATTTACTACTCCTTCGTCAATCTTCAATTGTTTAAATACTGCTTGTCTGTTCATTGTACTTCCTTTCTTAAAAAAATTAAACATTTTTTCTTTTGACTAATACTGCGGTGTCTTTATTTTCAAACATAAATTTGTCTGCAAATTTTGTTATATTGTAGTCACCTATATACTTGGATAAAAATATTACTTCAGCAAAGTCATTTACATTTATTTTATCATCTAAAGATTCTAAAATTTTATCTTTCTTACCACAATCTAAAATATCAAATTTTAATGGCTCCGACCATTTTTTTGATATTGTTAGTTCGTCTTCTAATACGTTAATGCTATCTAAGTAACTTCTATTAAAGAAGTTTTTGTAATTTTCTAAATGCGACTCTTGTACTTTTATACCATAATTTTCTGGATCAGTTGGTACAAATTCTTGTAATGATTGCTCATCTGCGTTTACAGATCTAAAATTTTTGTAATATCTAAATTTAAGTTCATCTAGTTCTGCAATCTTTTTAACACCATCTAGTATCTCTAGTATTTCTGTGCCAACAGTTTTGCTTCTTTGCAGTTCTACAAACACCTTATATGTGCCGTCGCTTTGTTCACCCGAAGTTACATCTGCATCTAAAACAAATTCATAACCTTTTTCTAAAAAATTCATTAAATCTTTTGCAGGTAATTCTTCATTGACACTAAAACTTAATGTGACAATATTTTTATCGTCACCCATTTTGCTTTTGTAAGAATCTATTTCAAAAACTTTATAGACACAGTTTTTTAAATCACCTGCTCGTAGTCCCATTATACTGCTCCTGTTTCAGCTGTAGCCGCTGCTTCTTCGCCTGGCTGCACTTCTGCTTGAGCTGCTTTTACGTCCACTGCTGGCTCTACATTAAAACCTTGTTGTTCGCTGTATCCTTGGAATACATCTGCTATTAGTTTTTTAGGCATTTCTATTTGCACAATCCAGATAGGATGCCTATCTAGTTTACCCTTTTTAGTTCCTGGTCTAAGATCGTCAGGTTTTCTAATCTTTCTTGGTTTAATTATAAAATCTTTTTTGTAGGAAACTTTGCAGTCATAATCGACCAGTCTCTTACCGCCCATTGGGTCAGGCATTTGGTCTCTCGGCCACATGAACGAACAAGTTACCCAGTGTCTGTCTATATTAGGACCTTCGCAAATTTCACCATCTTCCCAATTCTTGTATACATATAGATCAAGCTCGTCGCACACTCGCTCAAAATCTTTTAGCACTGTAAAGGCAGTGTTGCTTTCGTAGATACTTTCTACGTTTTTAACTAGATCATATACGTCATACATAAATTAGACTCCTGGTGTTCATAGTATTTATCTACTCTTGCGCAACCTTTAATAAATTTTTCTGAGGTCGTAGCCGACAGGATTGACTACTTTTATTTCGTGCTTTACCCCTATAAGATCTACAAAAATCATATGAGAGTTAGTTAATTTTACTATTTTTTTAGCACGATATGTTTTAGGTGCGCTGGAATCTATGCGAGTGCCGTCTGGTAGAAACTTAGTTTCTCCTGGAAAGAACACAGTGAGCTCCCATTCTTCTCGGATAAGAGTATGCCACCAATGCTTTATACGTGGCCAAAGCCTAAGTTTAACTACTTTGACTTCTTCTTCTTGATGTATCTGTTTTTCTGTCGGCATACACATATTTATACAAAAATGCTATGTAAATAATTTACAAATAAACAGAGCATTTTTCTAGTGGTTGTATGACGATAAGTATTTTTGTAAGACAATGTTGTTTTACTAGCTCATATATCCACAAGGAGGACTTAATGGGTGCAAAAAGAAAGTCTCGTTCGAGACAAAGCAACTACAGTAATGTAGTTAATTTTACAAACTATCAACAAAACAATACAGTAACAATCCTTCCAAGAAACAGAAATCAAGAAACCTACGTGTTAAAACTGCTCGATCCGAAAAAAGATATAGTCTTTGGCATTGGTCCAGCGGGAACAGGCAAAACTCTATTGGCTGTGCAAGTAGCGGTTAAAATGTTTAAAGAGGGATTTGTAGACAAGATAATTGTTACAAGGCCAGCAGTAAGTGTAGATGAAGATTTAGGTTTCCTACCAGGCACACTTGAAGATAAAATGGCACCGTGGACAAGGCCAATATTTGACGTTTTTAAGGAATATTTCTCTGCAAAAGACATACAAGGCATGATTGAAGAAGGCATAATAGAAATTGCTCCATTAGCATATATGCGTGGACGTACTTTTAAAAATGCTTATGTCATTGCTGATGAAATGCAGAACGCAACTCAAAGCCAAATGAAAATGCTACTAACAAGATTAGGTGAAGGCTCTCAAATGGCAGTAACAGGCGATCTAGCTCAAGCAGACAGGCTTAAAGATAACGGTTTAATTGATTTTACTAAACTGTTAAACCAAAAAAATGCTCAATATTTGGACATAGTCCGATTCGAACAAGGAGATATAGAACGACATAAGGCTGTTGCCGAGGTATTAGAAATTTACGGCGACTAACAAAGGGGGAGAAATCCCCCTTTACTATATGTAAGATATTCTGTGTCTAGAAAGATTTTTTAAAACTAATGCTCTTGTAAGCAGGTACTTAGACTTCTCTTCAAAATTCGAACTATGTAAAAAAGAACCACTACACCCATTAGATGTAGAACCAACATCGTAGCAGTGTATCTTGTCTTGGGTGCAATCTTTCAATTTAAAATTTAATTTCTGTTCACTATCCAATTTTTTTAATTGAAGAGAGTACAGCATATCTTCGCAACCAAGTAAGTTATTATCGTACCTACAATTTTCTGCTGCCCTTTTGCTATGAAGTATTATTCTATGAAAGTTCGCAATGCTTGTTCCTTCGGACCCAAACTGTAAATTAAAATGATTAATAAATTCTAGAAAATGTTTTAAGTTTGTGTTAGCCGGAGGGGCAATAAAGTTTTCTTCATAGTAAGAAACATTATAAATTTTTTGTTTTTTTGTAACTACATGAGAGTTAGTTAATCCTAATGCATCTATTTCTGGATTCTCTTTTATAATATTAACAATCTTAGTAACGCCATCTGGAAAAAAGTAATCATCGCCATCGATGGGTATCACGTAATCGTAATTATCTTTAGAACAAAAATATTCTAATAAAGAATTTTTACCTTTTCCTGGATTGCCATTACTTTCTGTAATAATCATTTCTACATTGTGTTTTATACATACTTCATTAGCCTTTGTGTAGTATTGAGGATTTTGAGTATTACATATTACTACTGTGGTAAAGTTCTCAACAGGAATAGACCGTAAACATCTATCTAATTTTTTAGAATTACTAGAAGTAAGTACGGCGATTAGAAAACTCATCTGTGTGTAGAATCTAAAATAATTTTTTGTACAAACACATAATCTTTAGTGTCAATAATATTTTTAATAGTATCTGCAACTGCTGTAGTAGGTATTTTTGGAATAGTCCAATCTTTAACCATATCTGTATCAGTAGGACCTAAAAGTATATTACACACTTTAGGTGAAAAACTAGTTAAATATTCATTCGATATTTTTTCTTGTTCTTGTTTTTCTTTACGGTAAAGACGATGCTCAGGATAATCTGGAGGTGGATAAAATATCCATTTGCTTCCGATATGTATAATAAATTTGTCTGCGGCATCCTTCCATTTTTTACAAAATACTTTTAATAATTCTGTTTGATAACGCATTGCATAGGCGTTATTAATAAAAACATCACAAGTTTCTACACTAGAAATTAAATTTTGTCTTTGCTCTGCATTAGTGATGTCATAACCGTTGGACCTGCTAAACCCTAAAACTTCGTGTTCTTTTGATAGCAACTCATAAACAGCTTTTCCTATTCCTTGCGTGTGGCCAGTAATTGCTATTTTCATAGTTTTATAACCTCTATATTACTCTTATTTAAAAACTCAATACCTGTCTGTGATCGATACTGATTTTTGTAATACACTGTTGCAATACCACTTTGATAAATTAATTTAGCACAATCCATACAAGGAGAATGTGTGCAAAAAAGTGTAGCACCTTCTGCACTTTCGGGACTACGGGCTACTTTTGCAATGGCGTTACTTTCTGCGTGTAGCACTTCTGGTTTTGTCCTAAACTCATGACCGCCATCTTCGTATTGAAATTCATCTTCGCAACAGTTATCCCAACCACTAGGCATACCATTGTAGCCAATAGAGATAATGCGATCATCCTTTACAACAATCGCACCAACCTGTAAACGTTTTGCTGTACTGAGGTTAGCAAAAGTTTCTGCTACCTTCATATAAGCATCTATAAACTTTTGTTTCATTCTATGCGTTCCCAAGTGTGTTCTGAAGTTAATTTGTAACTTCCATAATAGTCCATCCTCCACTCATGCGGTGCAATCATACTTATAAAATATTCATCGTTATTTTTATAGAGATGATACGTGCGACCAACAACCGGTATAATGTTACATCTTGCATTATATAGCATTTCAGTATCTTCTGCTAGTTGAACGAGCTGAAAATATTTTTCTGCTAATTCGTCAAACTTAGACTGAAGTTGATGAGATGCCGTTATTCCTCGTTCGTTTGCTTTCGTTAAAACATCTGGAACTGTAAATGCTGGAGATCCTACATGAGTAGGATACGGCATAGTTGCAGGTTTTCTAATTTGTTGGTCTTCCGGTAAATTCTTGTCCGTCAACTTTGTAACCTTTATTATTTGTTAGCAAATAAAAAATATATTCTTTTTCAGTAAAAATAGTATCCCACGTTAATTTTGTAAGTGGCGCCCTGGGAGCATCGTCGAATAACTTCTGCACTAACACATACTTTTTTAACCAAATTAAT